GCTTGAAAACTTCAGAAGGAATTTTAATGCTGTGAGCAGAAACGCTAACACCGCTGCGCTGATATTCCTCGGCAGCGATTGCGTTAAACTCACCTTCAACGCCATCGCGACGGCCAGAAATAGCCATCTCCATAGCGCGCTTGAAGCTATACTGCTCCTTCATTTTTGATTTTTCTTTTTCTTCGCTACGGCTTACGCTGTTACCAGCTGCTTGTGCAGCCAAGTTTTGAAGCTTCTCAAGCTTCTCAACTTCGCCAGCGATTGAAGATAAACGAGCTTCAATCTCGCTTAATCTGTTAGTTTCAAGCTCAGACATGCTGCGAGCTTCGCGCTCAATAACATTCTGCAAGCCAGCCAATTCGTCCAACAAATGGCCGCGCTCTTCTTTAAGTGCTTTTATGTTTTTCATTTTAGTAATTTTTATATCTGATTGCAATTAATTTAATCACATCGGCATCGGCTTTGCTTTGCTCGGCCGCGTCAATTTCGCGCTGTTCATCGCGCATCTTAATAATACTGCGAGCGTCTGCCTCAGTATCTTCATACGCTGGGTATGTAACTGGGCTAACGTCGTACAAATCCTCGATAACGTTAACGATGCGCTTTCCCATCGTCCCGTATTTCTCCGATTCTGTCCAAACTTGCTCTTTAATTGTAAACGCAAAAGACGATTGGGTTATATCGCCACGCATGATGCTACGCACAACGCTTACATGTGTTGGGTTTTCATAATCTGGTACCCAAGTGTATTCTAAATTTCCGTCGCCGTTAACAAACACATTGCAAGTGTTTGCCTTGGTGCGGCCTAAAATCAACTCGCTCTCATGGTTGAATAAGCAACGAATATCGTAATCTTTGCTAAGCGCATAATCAAACGCGCCCGGTGCGATTACTTCCTCAAAATATCCTAAATCTGTGGAGCTGTTAACAACGGCAGCAATACCGCCCAATTGTGTTGGCATATTCTCGCCTTCAACTCTGTAGTTTATGGTTCCTGTTATGGTGCGTTTCTCTCTCATTACGCTTGCGTATTATTATTATCCCCTGTCGGGTTATTGTTATTCAAAGTTTTATTCGTCAAATTAATAATTTTGGCCTCCATATAAGCGCCCATCTGTTCGGCTGGTATTAGGTTGCTTTCAACCATATACCCAGCGCCATCGCTATATCCGTTCATGTCCTCAAACAAACGCGCCTCATTAGGCGACAACCAACCGCCCCGTATTCCTTTGTTGTAAAAATCTGCGCGATCGTTCGCCGTTGCTCTTAACAATGAATTAAAATTGAATTTAAAATACATCGTTTGCTTGTCCTGTTCGGTCAATAGCTTGCGAGCCATTTCCTGTTCGATATTAATCGCATATGCCAACAAGGTCCGAGCATAGAAATCTTGGAACTCCTGTTCAACGCTTGACTTAATACCGCCATCGCTTGCGCCAATCATGGAAGCAGGCACACCAAACATCCGAGCGATTTCCTGCGCTGAGAATTTCCGTTGCTCAATATACTGCGCTTCTTCAGGGCTTAAACTTAGTTTCTCCATCTTAATGCCATTCGGCAACACCGTGCTGCGCGCTTGGCCTTGAATGACATCGTCTAAGCTATTTTTTAAATTAGCTGCCTGTTCTGGCTTTATTACGGCGTCGCTTGTTAACAAGAATTTTAAAACTCCATTTTTATAAACGCCTGCGCTGCTTCCAATAGCTGCCAAATCTATGCCTAAACTTTCAGCGTGTACCTGAATAGGATTTTTACCTTTCAATGGGTTATCAGTACAAAGCCCTTTAAAGTGCAGCATGTCCGTAGCTGGCACCATTGGCGGGTACCCTTTCATGGTTACGCGGTAAAACAACTGTCCGTTTTCAATAATCGGCTCAACGTATTCGCTGCGTATTGGGTGCAATTCGTAAGCAATAAACCGCGCGTCGCGATTAATGAAAGCGTAAGCGTTACCCTTCAACACCAACTGCCCAACCATGTATTTAATAAAATCAAACTTGGTTTGATAGCTGTTAGGATCATTCAATAACGCTGCCGCATAATTATTATTAACCTGCGTTTTATTTACTCCATCGTCCTTGTATAGTTTCAAACTCAATCCCGCTATGCCGTCGCTGATTACTCTGACGCAAGCGTGAACGCTGCTAATCGACAACGCGGTATTTTCGTTAACAGCCGCGCCTGACTTGGTTTGAATACCAAATATATTCGATAGCGTATTTACCAACCAATCAGGCGGAGCCGACAAGCTGCTGCGTTTTTCTGTTTTAAATGGCCATAGCCGAAATTGCATAATACAAATTAAATATTAAATTACTTACATGCCGTTAACAACGTCGATTTATTTTCATCCACCTGCACAGCACAACGCGAAATGTTGCATAGTTAGCGTATCGGTTGCGGCCTATAGCTTCCTTATATTCGGACTCTAACGCCTCCCACGCTTTTTCGTATGTCGGATGCAATGGCAGCAGCTCATAATATCGCTTAATGTATTCGTCGATATATATTAGCTCTAACCTCACAACTTCACAAACCAAAAATCTTGCGTTTCATTTTTTGCGGCCTCAATCATGCAACCACCTAACGCCATAATAATTGAAACTACGCCGTCCACTTTATCGCCTGACTTGGCTTTGTTAACTTTCACATTGCCAGCAGGATCATATTGCAGCAACACATTACCCAACATCCAGCGCGTAACTGGGTTACCATCATGGCTCAAATCTCGATTCATTACTTTGCGCTCCAGTTCCTTTGTTGGCGCTGACATCGAAGCAAACCCCTGCCCAAATGGAAACATTGGCAAACCTTCATTTTGCAACTCAATAACCAATTGCGACGCGTTAAACCTGTCAAAGCTTATATCCTGAATCTCGTAATCTTCTGCGAGCTCCATAATATGCCGTTTAATAAACGAGTAATCCGTTACGTTTCCATCGGTTACAATTATATAACCATCTCGCACCCATTGCTTATATGACTGCCCTACGTTATCAGTCCGCTTTTTAATTGCCGCCTCTGGTAAATAATACCACGTCTTTACAGCGTTATGCTCGGGAAACCACAAACTGAACGCGCAAAAATCCGACGTACTCGCCAAATCCAACCCGCCATAGCACTGCTCACTAAGCAAACTAATTTGCTGTTCACATTCTGCCCAGTCGCTGTCGTTTATCCACGTTTGCGCTGTATCCGTCCAAACGTTCAGCAGTTTCGTTTTAAACTCAACCTCCTTATGCACGAACTCGCGCGCCTCATTCAGTGCCTGTTGCAACTGCCTTGGGTAAACGCTTACGCCATAGTTGGGGTTTGCCTTAGCCCAATTTGCGCTATCTGTCCAATCGTCGCCAGCGTCTAAGCTGTAAATAATTGTAAATAATCCGTCGTCATCAATTGCCCCGTTTAAAACATTAGCGCAATACTGCCTGTGCCGATAGCATGGGCTTTCTCTGTTAAATCCTGCCGTCGTAATTGTGAACAGCAACGGCTGCCGACGCGCTCCCATACTATTGCGAATTACATTATAAAGGTCGTCGCTTGGGTGCGCGTGATATTCATCAATGCACGCAAAGTGCGTATTCAATCCGTCCTGTTTATTCGGATTCCATTCCAATGGCTTATACAGATTCTGCCCGTACAATATACGCCGATTGTTAACGCTGTTGTTTACCACTACTTCGCCTTGCAACCAATCTGTATTCTGACAAACCCTAACCGATTCACCAAATACCATCATTGCTTGGTCGAGCTTTGTCGCTGCGCTATACACCTGTGCCGCTGGCTCGCCGTCTGCAAGCAGACCATATAACATCAACGCGCTGCTAAATGTCGACTTTCCATTTTTACGCGGTACCTCAATGTATGCCCGCGTAAATCTTCGCGTGCCGTCGTCGTTGACAAATCCAAACAAATTGGCCACAATGAAATACTGCCAAGCTTCAAGTATAAACTTACGGCCTGCATGCTCTCCAGTTGTGTGTTCCAACTCCTGAATAAACGCCACAGCATGATCTACGTTTGATTGCTCAAATCCATACCGCGACAAATCAGCCATAAACCGACGGCATGCGTTTTTAACATGCTGACACGCAACAAGCTCGCCGCTTATTACTTTTTCCGCGTATGCTTGGGCTTGCTCCATTTCACGACAACGTCGGTGCTATCTTCGTCGCTGCTCACGGTAACCGTTATATTTTTTAAATATTTCTCTGCAAGCTGCGCCAAAT